TGCCAATACTAAAGGTAAAGGTAGTGAAGACGGAAGATTTATTGGTACTAACATACTCAATGAAGCTTTCTTAGAAAGATTTCCTGTTACTTTTGAACAAGAGTATCCTCCTGTAAAAGTAGAACAGAAAATTTTAGATAATGTTATGTCCGCTTATGCTTTAAAGGATCCTAAGTTTACTGAGAACCTTGTTAAATGGGCAGATGTTATTAGAAAAACTTTTTATGATGGCGGTGTTGATGAGATTATTGCTACTAGAAGACTAGTGCATATCATTAATGCTTTTGCTATCTTTAAGAATAAACTTAAAGCTGTTCAAGTTTGTGTAAACAGATTTGATGACGATACTAAAAACAGTTTCTTAGATTTATATTCTAAAGTTGACGCTGGTGTTAACATGGAAGATATATCTGGAAATGGGAATGATGTTGACCCAATAAACATGGAAGAGGAAACTCCAAGTGTTTAATAAAAACATTCATAATGTAGACCTCGTATCCGTGGGCAGCAATGTCCACGGATTTAAAACAAGCGGGTGTGGTATAGAAGTATTACGCCAGTTTACCAAACTGGAAATGCAGGAGCGTTACCTGCCATCCGCTCCAATAAAGGGTACATTATGTCAATAACTGTTGTAGTAAAAAACAATAATGTTGAAAAAGCAATCAGACAGCTTAAGAAAAAACTTATGAGAGAAGGTGTAGTGAAAGAGTTGAAGACAAGACAATACTATGAAAAACCATCAGAAAAAAAACTCAGATTAAAAAAGGAAAACATTAAGCGTGTCCTGAAAAACAAAAAACTAAGGGAAAGGGAACAATAAGATGTTAAACTTTATAAAAGATTTCATTAGCGATAGTGAAAAGACGACCAAGACAAACAAGAAAACGAAAGGAAAAGTTGTTATGGGAAGAGCTAAAATAGCGAATAGCACTAAATTTCTTAACGCCATGTTAAGAGGTGCAAGTGTGTCATGGACTGACGCACAAGAAAAATTTAACTTAAAGAGACCAAGAGCGGTTGTAGATAAGTTAAGAGAAGAAGGATATTGCGTTTATGCCAATAAATCTTCAAAAGGTACTAGTTACAGAATTGGTACACCTTCAAAAGCGATTGTAGCCGCTGGCTTAATGGCGCTTGAGGGACAAGCATACGCATAAATAGTTTATCTAGGTAGCTCGTAAATCCTAGGTAAGTCTTGCCTCTCGTAAATGCAAGACATTGAGTTTGGCAGTATCTCTTTAAAAACTGCCACTTGAAATATGAAATTTAATGATTATATAAATACTTACGAAGCATGCCATAAGGGTGTTTCAATTTATATAAAAAATAACTTTGCTTTAACAAAAGGAGGTTCAAATGACCAATTACAAAGCACTATCTATTTTTAATTCACTTAAACCATTTACCGTAGGGTATGATGATTTATTTTCGCATTTTGACGAAATGACAACTCATCTACCTCACTTGACAGCAAACAATTTCCCACCATACAATATTGTTAAACATGACAGTAATAAGTATGATGTTGAAATGGCATTAGCAGGATACAGTAAAGATGATGTTATAGTTGAATACGAAAACAATCAACTAACAATTAAATCAAAACCATATCCTAAAGACGAAGAAAAGGAAGATACACAAACAATACACAAAGGTATTGCTAAAAGATATTTCTCTAAAGTCTTTACGATTGCTGATGATGTAGAAGTCAAAGGTGCAGAACTAAAAGATGGTTTGCTTAAAGTAGGTTTAGAACGAATTGTTCCAGACCACAAGAAAGCAAAAACTTTTGAAATTAAGTAAATAGATGGGGCGGCTTAATCGCCGCCCTTTAATTATATTATGATATTAGACCTATTTAAAATACCACTATACTCCGTAAATCTAAACTTAGATACACAAAAAATTTCTGAGTATTGTTTGTTACATCAAATAGATAATGATGGCAGACAAGTTTCAAATGCAGGTGGTTATCAATCTAAAGACTTAGTAGGTGAACACCCACAATTAAATGACCTGTTTATACAAATAGAAGAACATGGTAAAAGTTTTGCAGGTGATTTACATTTAGGTAAAGTATTATTAGATAATATATGGATTAATATTAACGAATACAAAGACCACAATTTACCACATGTACATAGCGATTGTGCCTTATCTGGTGTATATTACACTAATGTACCAATCAATGGTGGTGAGATTGCCTTTAAGCATCCATCAGCATATATCAAACACGAATGGAAGAATCCACATATCAATACAAGTTATACAAGTAGTAATATTGGCATGCCAGTACACGAAAATTGTTTGTATATTTTTCCATCTTGGTTAGAACATTTGGTAATGCCAAATATGTCTATGGATAAAAGAATTTCAATTAGTTTCAATTTGAAGCTTGACAAAAGAGTAATTTTATGATAGGATGTATATTATGAACTACAAATTTAAAGAAAAAATTATCTTAGATGATGTGATGAAATATATTGATAACACTTACGGTGGTCATTATGCACAAAGTCAAAGACAATCTACAGAAAACATTATTGACCAAGGACATGGTGATGGTTTCTGTATGGGTAATATTATGAAATATACCCAAAGATATGGCAAAAAAGAAGGCAAGAATAAGGCAGACCTTATGAAAGTTATTCATTATGCTGTAATACAATTGTCCCAAGACCACTACAAAGAAGAAGAACGACCTCTTGGTAGTGTGATGTCTGAAAAACTTAATAATAACTAAGGAGAATATATAATGCAATTAAGCGAAAGTACAAAAGAGATACTTAAAAACTTTTCTGAGATTAATCCAAACTTGATGATTAAACCAGGTAAAGAATTAAAGACTATCTCTACAATGAAGAATATCCTTGCTACAGCAAATGTAAGTGAAGATTTTCCACAAGATATTGCTATCTATGACTTGAATGAGTTTTTAGGTGTAATGTCATTATTTACAAAACCACAGTTTACCTTTGATGACAAATCGTTATCTATTGGTGAAGAAGGTACATCAACAAAGTCAAAATATTACTTTGCTGATCCTTCAATCTTAACTGTTCCACAAAAAGATGTAAAAATGCCTGAAGCAGAGGTACAGTTTACTCTAACTGAAACAGATTTAACTAAAGTGAAGAAAGCGGCGTCAATGTTACAATTGCCAGATATCGCTATTACTTCTAAAGGTAGTGATATCACATTATCAGCAATTGATAAAAAGAATGATACTGCTAATAACTTTAGTATTAAAGTTGGTGAAACAAACTCTAAATTTGAGTTTCATTTTAAAACAGAACATTTAAAAATGTTACCTGGTGATTACAATGTATCTATCTCATCAAAGTTAATTAGTAATTTTAAACATAAATCAAAACCAATTCAATATTGGATTGCTTTAGAAAACACAAGTAAATTTACTGGCTAATTAGATGAGGAATATATTATGGAAAACTTTTTATGGGTTGAACAATATCGCCCTAGTAAGATTGATGAATGTATCTTACCTACAGAAATTAAGAATACATTTAAACAGATAGTAAAACAAGGAGAAATACCTAACTTATTATTATCTGGTACAGCAGGTACAGGTAAAACTACAATTGCGAAAGCATTATGTAATGAACTTGATTGTGATGTAATGATGATTAATGGTTCAGACGAAGGTCGTTCCATTGACATTGTAAGAAATCAAATCAAGTCATTTGCCAGTACAGTATCACTAAACGAAAGTAACAAACCTAAAGTAGTAATTGTTGACGAAGCAGACTATATGAATGCTGAGTCCGTGCAACCTGCTTTAAGAAACTTTATTGAAACTTTTAGTAATAACTGTAGATTTATTTTTACATGTAATTACAAAAACAAAATCATACCGGCAATTCACAGTAGATGTACTGTTATTAATTTTTCTACACAGAAAAAAGATAAAGAGAAATTAGCAGGTCAGTTTCATAAAAGATTATCCACAATACTAGACCAGGAAAACATTGAGTTTGATCCTAAAGTATTGGCAGAATTAATTATAAAATTCTATCCAGACTTTAGAAGAACTATCAATGAATTACAGCGTTATAGTGTAAGTGGTAGAATAGACACAGGCATTTTAGTTAACATTGCTGAAATGAATATCCAAGGTCTCAACAAAGCGTTATCTAATAAACACTTTGGTGATATGAGAAAATGGGTAGTTGATAATATTGACAAGGATCCTACTGGTCTATATAAAGAACTATATCAAAACTTCTACGAAGTATTAAAACCTGAAACAATACCTGCTATGATTATATTATTGGCAGAGTATCAGTATAAGAATGCTTTTGTAGCGGATCCTGAATTGAATATGGTCGCTTGCCTAACTGAAATAATGGGCGAGTGTAAATTCAAATGATAGGTTTAGGATACTTAGATTACTGCCAAAAACGAATAGACGAAGGATTATCAACCCAACAAACTAAAACTGGTTTTGGTTTTGAGGATCCTGGACAAGAGCGTTTTGTTGTTTACTTTGCAAGAACTCACATTATAGACCATCAAACTGGTATTGAAGCTAGAGGTTTATTAAAGATAGGTCGTGCTAAATTTGCAACAGCACTACAAAGAAGTCGTAATCAACCTGGTTGTGATTTTCGTATCTATGCTGAAATAGTCTGTGAAACAAATAATCAAATCAAAGAACTAGAAAAGAAAGTAGAAAAATTTTTGGTTGATAAACATGTTGAACTGACACAAAATCAAAGAGAACTGTACGATATAAAAGATGATGAACTAAGACCTACGATTAAGGCAATACTTAATCATGTGTATTATTTTGAACCTAAGGAGGTATGTTACTATGGATGCTAGAAAGGTATATGATTATTGGCATTGGTCAAATGTCATAAGTGAAAAAGACAGGCAAGGTATGATTAATAATTTCTTGCATAGGTCTTTAGGTGATGAGAAAGAAGAATTACAAGGACATAACGAACAAGGTAATATGAAAAATGCTAAGGTTAAAACAATTAGTCTTGGTAGATTGCCAGAGATTAATCGTTTCTTAGATAGTGCCTATAAAACTAATAATGAAATTTTTGGTTATAATTTATGGGAAAGAAATAACTTAGATGTAATGTTATTAAATAGATATACAAAAGATATGAACTATCATTGGCATACGGACGCCAGTAGAGACTTAGCACATGATATTAAATTAACTTTTTTAATTAACTTATCAAATGACAATAGTTATGAAGGTGGTCAGTTTCAGATATATAATAATCTAACATTAACTTGTGATTTTAATCCAGGTGATATGATAATGTTTAAATCAGGATTACATCATAGAGTTACACCTATTACATCTGGTGAAAGAATATCATTAACACACTTTATGGTAGGACCTAGATTTATATGAACGAATACAAATTAACAGATTACTTAACATCTATTAACTGGTCTAAAAAGAAGTTAATGGATACAGACGACAAAACATGGGAAAAGAAATACCCACCTTTTATTATTAACAAAGGTCTTTCTTATTTTGTAGATACAGTTATGTTTGCAAACGAAATGAATAGACTACACCATGCCTCTAAGCATATGCAATTTGCCTTTTTACTAAATACTATTAGACCTCAAAAAAGGTTTAGTAAGTGGATGAAGGCTAGTAAGTTAGCAAACCTAGAGCTGGTTAAGCAATATTACGGATATAGCAACAAAAAAGCACAACAAGCACTTAATGTTCTTACTAAAAAACAGGTTGAATATATTAAAGAAAAACTACATAAAGGTGGGAAAAAATGAGTGAATTTGTAGAATGGAAACCAGAGAGTATGCTTGAGGTCAAACTCAAAGAGCCAGATGATTTCCTAAAAATAAGAGAAACGCTAACACGAATAGGTGTTGCGAGTAGAAAAGAACGAAAAATATTCCAGTCTTGTCACATATTACATAAACAAGGTAGATATTTTATTGTACACTTTAAAGAGTTATTTGCTTTAGACGGAAAGAAAAGCAATATAATGACTAACGATATTGAAAGAAGAAATACCATATCTCAATTGTTGAGTGACTGGGGTTTAATTGAACTGGTTGGTACTATAACTGAAAAGGCACCACTATCACAAATTAAAGTTTTACCTTACAAGGATAAAAAAGAGTGGATACTAGAACCTAAATATAATATTGGAAAGAAACCAGAACAACAAGAGGAAAAAAATGAGAGACCAGATAATCAAAGCGCTTAAGTCTCATGCTCAAGGTCATATAGACAAGCATGTTGCCAATGTAGAAGTACATATAAGAAATGCCACAGGTGTGGCAGAGCACAGCGACCATGTGGAAACAATTGAAAAAGAGTTGAAGCAGATTGCTGAATATGATGACCAATTAGAAATGCTAAATAAGTATTTTACTAATTAAAAGCTTGACTTTTTAAGTCAATTGTGATATAATATATTATTGTTTATGCGAGATTTTTATACTAACGTTTCACCTTACGGCGATGAATTACTTGTCCGTGGTTTTCAAAACGGCGAAAGATTTGAAGATAGATTACATTATGTACCTTCAATCTACCACCCTTACAAATCACCACAACCTACAAAGTATCGTGCTTTAGATGGCACGCCACTAGTTGCTCGTAAATGTAAAACTGT